ATAGTAAATGGTTATCAGTTTTAGGAGATGTATGAGTGCGTTGATAAGAAAGATATCTATAGGTCCTGACTATAAATCAGGAGCGATGCATTATATTGTAGGTCAGGATGTATTAAATAGCAACTATAAGATACACTTAATTAAGTATGTATCTGAAAATAGTTCATTTGTGATATACATAGAGAGGCAGGATGAAATTATTCTATGGAAGGAGTTTACATCTACTGTTCCTATTTCGGTTGAGTACAATATAAACTTTTAGATATGGATAATAATAAAGAGATTAAGGATGAGTTGCAAAATATTTCAATTAAATTAGCAGCTGAGGGATTAAGTTTTGAAGAGAAGTGTGAGCTTAAGGACAGAGAACATAATCTTACAATGAAATTAAATGGAGTCAAACCAACAGATTCATATATTGAGTGTATAGGTTGTGGCTCATAAATTAAATTTATGAAAGCACCTTTCTCGTTTATTGTAAAGCCAATAAAGAACAGGAGGTATAACAACACTAAATCTATCGGAGGGATAGACTTTGTGGTTAGCACCTCAATCGAAGACCATAAGTTCTCTAACAGAGAGGCTGAGGTTGTAGAGCTACCCTTAAGATACGAAGGACCTATACAGGTTGGAGATGTACTGCTAGTTCATCACAATGTTTTCAAGTACTACAATGATATGAAGGGTAAGCAGAGAAGCGGTAAAAGCTTTTTTAAGGATAACCTATTCTTTGTGGAAGAGGAGCAGTACTATGCCTACAAGCACAATGGTAATTGGAACGCAGTTGATAGGTATTGTTTTGTTAAACCTGTTGATGTTGAGGACAGCTACATATATAAACCTATAACCGAGGAGCCTTTGGTAGGAGAGATGAAGTATCCTAACGAGTATCTAACAAGCAAAGGGATAAGCTCAGGAGATAAGGTATGCTTTAAGCCTGAGAGCGAGTATGAGTTTAATATAGATGGAGAGAAGTTATACAGGATGTTTGACCATCAAATTACAATTCAGTTATGAACGTATCTATATTTGAAGATGTAATTAAAGATGTGGACTGCTATGTAGATAATATATTGCAAGAAGGTTTTGAGGATGTGCAGGTGGGAAATGATTTATTTAGAAATGTGAAAGCAAGAGGAGTTGATGAGCTTGTTTCGTTTTTAAATAAGAACTACCCTACATACAGACCTGATTTGAATTTTGTCAGAAGGTCACCTATAAATCAGGAGGAGCCTAATTGGATACATACTGACGAGATGATGGGAGATTTAACTGCGATACTTTACTTAAGTAAAAAACATCCGAAGGAAGATGGAACTACATTGTATTATAAAGGAGAAAAAATGTGTATCTTTAAATCAAGGTATAATAGGTTAGTTGTTTTTCCATCTAAGTTATATCATTCAAGAAATATTTATGATAACTTTGGATACGCAGAATCAGCAAGATTAATACAGGTTTGTTTTTTAAAAAACAATATATGAAATCTAAAGAAATTAAACTTAAAATAATAGAGGCAGGTCATCAAGCTGTTGTGCAGCTAATAAAGGTTGCGAAGGAAGATATTATAAAGTATGATGCTGAAGATGATTTAGCTGCAGATAGATTAAAGAATGCAGCAGCTACTAAGAAGCTAGCGATATTTGATGCGTTTGAGATATTAAATAGAATAGAAGCAGAAAGAGAAGTGATTAACTCCCTAGAGAAGGGAGCTAGTAAAACAGATACTAAACAAGGGTTTGCAGAGCGAAGGTCAAAATAGTTTATACAGAGAGCTTGTAGGTGTTGTGCCTAAAAATATTCTAACATCCAAGAATAAAGCTAAGTCTTGGAAGTATGGGTATGAGCCTAAGTATGACTTCATAGTAATATCTAAAACAGGACAGATAGGAGATGTTATATTAATCTCAGGATTAAGAATAGCTTTGCCACCTACTCCAAAAAAGTGTCTTCAAAGACACAGCAAAAAATCAGAACAGTATTGGGAAAGAACGGATATACCGAAAGCATTAGAGAAGATACAGTCTATATTTCAGTGGAATGAAATGCCTTCAGAGTTTAAAGACACTTGGGTTGATTACATTGAGGAGGAGTTTGAGAGGAGAGAGTACGGTGTATGGTTTATGAATGATGGTAAGCCAACCTACATATCAGGTTCTCATTATATGTACCTACAGTGGACATCTATTGATGTAGGATATCCTGACTACAGGGAGGCTAATAGAATACTATGGCTACATTGGGAAGCGTGCAAGGCAGATAAGAGAAGTTTCGGTCAGGACTATCTAAAGATAAGAAGGTCCGGGTTTTCTTTTATGAGCTCATCGGAGTGTGTTAACACAGGAACACTTGCTAAAGATGCAAGGGTTGGAATATTATCTAAGACAGGTTCGGATGCGAAGAAGATGTTTACCGACAAGGTTGTTCCTATTAATAATAGGCTACCATTCTTTTTTAAACCTATTATGGATGGTATGGATAAACCTAAAACTGAATTAGCTTTTAGGATACCTGCCGCAAAGATTACCAAAAAGAATATGTACGACACCACAGCAGATGAGCTGTTCGGTTTAGATACCACAATAGATTGGAAGAATACTGACGACAACTCCTATGATGGTGAAAAGCTTTTACTATTAGTTCACGATGAAAGCGGTAAGTGGTTAAAGCCAAATAACATCCTCAATAATTGGAGGGTAACAAAGACCTGTCTTCGTTTAGGAAGCAAGATTATAGGTAAGTGTATGATGGGTTCTACATCTAACGCACTTAACAAAGGTGGCGAGCAGTTTAAAAAGTTATACCAAGACTCTGATGTGTCTAAAAGAAATGCCAACGGACAAACCAAGTCCGGGTTGTATTCTCTATTCATCCCTATGGAATGGAATATGGAGGGGTTTATAGATGTGTACGGTATGCCTGTATTCAGGACTCCTGAAAAACCTGTGCTTGGAATAGATGGAGAGATGATACATCAAGGAGCTGTAGATTATTGGCAGGCAGAGGTTGACTCTCTTAAGAATGATGCTGATGCATTGAATGAATTTTACAGACAGTTCCCAAGAACTGAGTCTCACGCATTTAGGGATGAGAGCAAGCAATCTATATTTAACCTAACCAAGATATACCAACAGATAGACTACAATGACTCTCTTATTATGGAGCATCACGTAACTCGTGGGTCCTTAAGTTGGAAGAACGGTATCAAGGATACTGAGGTTATTTTTAGTCCTAACAACCGAGGTAGGTTTAGGGTATCTTGGACACCAAGTAAGAACCTGCAGAACAGGGTAATAGATAAGAGAGGTATCAAGCATCCCGGTAACGAGCACCTAGGTGCTTTTGGTTGTGATAGCTACGACATATCAGGTGTTGTAGGCGGTGGAGGTTCTAATGGTGCTCTGCACGGAAAGACTATGTTTAATATGGATGATGCACCGAGCAATGAGTTTTTCTTAGAGTATATAGCAAGACCTCAGACAGCTGAGATATTCTTTGAGGATGTGCTTATGGCTTGTGTGTTTTATGGTATGCCTATACTTATAGAGAATAATAAACCTAGGCTTCTTTATCATTTTAAGAACAGAGGTTACAGAGGGTTCTGTATGAACAGACCCGACAAGCAGTACACAAAGCTATCGAAGACCGAGAAAGAACTAGGAGGTATACCCAACTCAAGCGAGGATGTTAAGCAGGCACACGCTTCTGCTATTGAGTCCTATATAGAGCAGAAGGTAGGTATGGGAGATGACTTAGAGATGGGAGATATGGTGTTCACAAGAACTCTAGAGGATTGGGCAAAGTTTGATATCTCCAATAGAACGAAATACGATGCCTCTATTAGCTCAGGTTTAGCTATAATGGCAACTCAAAGACATCTTTATTTACCTGAGAAAAAAGTGTCAAAAATAAATATTAACTTTGCTAGGTATAGCAATAAGGGAAATTTAAGCGAAATTATTAGATGAAAAATGTAAAGATAGACATAGCATCTACAGGTTTTCCAAGTCAATTTGTTTCAGACAAAGAGAAGGCGACTGATGAATTTGGTTTACAAATTGGTCAAGCGATTCAATATGAATGGTTCAGAAAGGAAGGGAATAATTGTAGGTACTTTAATCAGTGGAGAGACTTTCATAGGCTCAGATTATATGCAAGAGGTGAGCAATCAATCGGAAAGTATAAAAACGAAATAGCTGTTGATGGAGATTTGTCATACCTGAATCTAGATTGGACACCGGTTCCTATACTACCTAAGTTCGTGGATATTGTTGTTAACGGTATGCAGGATAGGCTGTATGATGTAAACACCTACGCACAGGATGCGGTATCTCAATCAAGGAGAAGTAAGTTTCAGCAGATGATTGAAGGTCAGATGGTCGCTAAACCTTTATTGCAAAAGATACAGGAGAAGACAGGAGTAGACCCTTTTACTACAAACCCTGATGAGCTTCCTGAATCTGATGAAGAGCTTAAGTTGTATATGCAGCTAAACTACAAACCCGCTATAGAGATTGCAGAAGAGGAAGCTATAAATACATTATTCGAGACTAATAAGTATAACGATATAAGAAAGCAGCTAGACTATGACTTAACTGTTTTAGGATTGTCTGTAGCTAAGCACGAGTTCCAAGAAGGCAGTGGTGTAAAGATAAGTTATGTTGACCCTGCTAATGTAGTTTATAGCTATACAGAGGACCCACACTTTAAGGATTGTTTTTATTGGGGAGAGGTTAAAAATGTTCCTATCACAGAGCTTAATAAAATAGACCAATCACTAACTAACGAGGACCTAGAAGAGATATCTCAGTATTCTCAGAGTTGGTATGATTACTATAATGCTGCACAGTTCTATCAGAATAGTTTATTCTATAAGGACACAGCTACCTTGTTATACTTTAACTATAAGACAACTAAGAAGGTTGTATACAAAAGAAAGGTAAAAGATAACGGTAATGTTAGTATGATTAGAAAGGAGGATACCTTTAATCCACCTGCTGATATGATGGAGGAGGGAAACTTTGAAAAGGTTTCTAAAACTATTGATGTTTGGTACGAGGGTGTTATGGTTATGGGAACTAACATTATGCTTCAGTGGAAGCTAATGGAGAATATGGTTAGACCACAATCAGCTACTCAGCACGCTATTCCAAATTATGTAGCGGTTGCTCCAAGAATGTATAAAGGCAACATCGAATCTTTAGTAAGGAGAATGATTCCCTTTGCTGATTTAATTCAGATAACACACCTAAAGCTTCAGCAGGTAATATCAAGGGTAGTACCGGATGGTGTATTCATTGATGCAGATGGATTAAACGAGGTAGACCTTGGGACAGGAAATGCCTACAACCCTGAAGATGCATTGCGACTATACTTTCAAACAGGTTCTGTTATTGGAAGAAGCTATACACAGGATGGGGACTTTAATCAGGCAAGAGTACCTATAAAAGAACTACAGTCAAGCTCAGGAGCTTCTAAGACACAGATGCTTATATCTAATTATAACCATTACCTAAATCAGATACGAACCGTAACAGGTTTAAATGAGGCTAGAGATGGTAGCTCACCGGACCCTAACTCTTTAGTTGGGTTACAGAAGCTAGCTGCCTTAAATTCTAACGTGGCTACTAGACATATACTTAACGGTAGTTTGTTTATAGCTAAGAGCTTAGCGGAAGCTATGACCTACAGGGTTGCAGATATTTTAGAGTACTCTGATTTTAAGGAAGAGTTTATAAACCAAATAGGTAAATACAACGTAGCTATACTCAGTGAGATTAGTCAGTTATATATTTACGATTTCGGAATATTCCTTGAGCTAGCTCCTGATGAAGAACAGAAGCAGCAGCTAGAGCAAAACATTCAGATGGCTCTATCTAAGGGAGATATAAACCTAGAGGATGCGATTGATATTAGGGAGATAAAAAATCTTAAGCTTGCTAACCAACTTTTAAAACTTAAAAGAAAATCCAAGCAGGAGAGAGAAGAGAAGATGGCTATGCAGCAGCAGGCTATGCAGGCTCAGCAACAGCTCAAGTCTCAGGAGATGGCTGCTCAGGTGGCTCAACAAAAACTTCAGATGGAGACTCAGGCTAAGCTTCAGTACAGACAGGCTGATATAGCATTTGAGATAGAGAAGATGCAGAACGAGGCACAGCTTAAGTCTACTCTTATGGATAAGGAGTTTGAATTAAATATGAGATTAGCTCAGATGAATAATGAAGGACTCTTAAATAGAGAAACTCAGAGAGAGGATGCGAAAGCTGCTAGAATAAGCCAAGCTAATTCACAGCAGTCTAAGATGATTAATCAAAGAAAGAATAATCTACCTCCAATGAATTTTGAATCTAACGAGGATAGTCTAGATGGATTTGACTTAGCAGAGTTCAATCCAAGATAGCTGTCTAAATGATAAATAAATTTTGTTTAACTTTGTAATAAATTAAAATCTAATGGAAATTAAAGTAAGAGAAGTAACAGATGTTGAGGAGAAATCAACTCAGCAGGTAGAACAGGAATTGCTTAACAAGCACGAAGAGCAATTTGTAGACAGTAAAGTTGAATCAACAGAAACACCAAAGGTGGATGTAGAATCAAAAGCTGAAGCTCCTGTAGTAGAAACTGCTACTGATAATAACGAATTAAAAGAAGAAGAAGTTCTTAAATATATTGGAGAAAGATACGGAAGAGAGATTAAATCTTTCGATGACTTAAATCAACAGAGAGAGGAGGAGCCTCTACCTGAAGATGTGTCAAAGTATCTTAAGTACAAAAAAGAAACAGGTCGTGGATTCGATGATTTTGCAAAGCTGCAGAAGAACTATGATGAAATGGAGCCTGATACTTTGCTAAGGGAGTATCTTGTTGCAACTGAAAAAGGTTTAGATGCAGAGGATATAGAGGACTTGATGGAGGACTATGATTATGACGAGGACCTTGATGACGAGAAGTCCATTAAGAAAATAAAGCTAGCAAAGAAAAAGACTATTGCGAAAGCCAAAGATTACTTTGAGCAACAACAAGAACAATACAGAGTACCTCTTGAGTCGAGCAGGGAATCTAGTTCTGAATATAGCGAAGAAGAGATTGAAGGTTATCGTCAGTATATAGCTAATGCAAAGACATCTCAGGAAGGTTACGAACGTAAGAGCGAAATCTTTCAGAAGAAAACAGACGATGTGTTCAGTGAGTTCAAAGGTTTTGAGTTTACGTTAGATGACAACAAGGTTCTATTTTCGCCCGGTGATGCTGC